GACACATTGGATGATGATAAGGTTGAAAAGCTGATGGAAGCAGGTGAGTTCCAGGAAATTTTTTCACATAAAAATGTTGAAACTACAAAAAGATATATCGGTGCAAAAGAGCATACAGAAAAAGCCATTGATTTGTATTTAAAGGTGAATTGTAATTCTGACATACCCAAGCATAATTTCGAGAGACTTAATGATGTTATTAACGAAATTGTAGCTTTGCAGGAGAAAGGAACTAAGTTGAATGTCCGTATTTTAGCGAATATGAAGTGAGGTGATTTGGTAAGATGGCACAGATTGTTATCAGTGCGGTAATTGCATCTGCAATATCCTTTTTGATATTGCACTGGTCGGATGTTGAGGATATTGCAGATGACATTTCGACAAGCTTAAAAAAGAGAAAGAAGTAATGTTGTTATCAATGAACTAAGCACACCTACAAAAATAGGAACGCCAATATTGGTAAGTGCATACTGAACAGTGGTCAAGCCCTAAGCATAAAATAAAACAAAAGCAGAAAAGGAGAGAATTATGGCAAAAAAGAAGATAACGCATAAAATCCTCGTGCCGACTAAAGACGGCGGTTATGTAAACTTTAACGATTTGTCTGAGGAGCAGAAGCAGCATATAAGAAATCAGTGCTTTACAAGATTTGCTGACAGCTACATGGGACAGCTTGGATATACAAGGGTACATACAGAGGACGAAGCGGTTTCACAGAATTAATAATTTGCTGTGCTATCGGCATGACGGGCTTATGGAAAGGAGCATGAGGACAGTGAGCAGAAGAAAGAAAATGAAGAAAATGGTTAAGGTTGAGACAAAACATCTTAATGATTTGCTTTGCAAGGAGTATCTTGTCGAGGCCGTAGCAAAGGTTATAGCGGATGATGGCAGTAATGATGTGAAGATTGCTCAGATAGCTGCTATTTTGCAGATGTAAAAAAGAGGAGACAGATTTGCACAATGACAACAATTTTTATCGTTCCAGTGATCCATTTTTTGTAGTAACCTGCAATGATTGTGGCAGAAAAGTTTGGAGCACCAGACGAATAAATGAAAAGTGCAGTAGGTGTGGTAGTGGTGCAGTCAAAACAGAAGCACCTTATCACACTATAGAAGAACATAAAGGGAGATGTAATGAGGAGAGATGATAAGCCTTTGAAAAGGCTGAATCGGTTTAAATATCGTGAGTTAAATTATTTCTGTTATCAGTATAATTCATGGAAAACTCAGATTAGAGATATTGAGGGCAGTTTAGGTGTTTCTGGAGTAAATTATGATGGGATGCCTCATGCTCATAATAATGAGTCTCTGGTTGAAGATGTGGCAATCAGACTTGCTTTGCTCAGCAGTAAAGTTGATTTGGTTGAAAAAGCTGCAAGGCTGACTGATGCAGAGCTTGCAAGTGCGTTACTTAGATATTGCACAACTCCGGGTATGAGTTTTCAACAGCTCTGTAAAAAGGAGAATGTGCATTGTAGTCAGGCTACTTTTTATAGAAAAAGAAGTGAGTTTTTCTGTAAACTGGACAAACTCAAGGAAGAAAATTTTTATTCAGAACTGCCAAGAAAATACAGGGCAGTTGAGAAAAATCGCAGAGGTAAATGGACCTCATGATATTTATTATTTTTTGTAATTAGCTTGTATATTTTACTTCAACTATTCGGGGAAAATATATGGGTTAAATAATATATTTTTTATTTTTTGGTGTGTATGCTTTTAACTGAGAAATCAGGGGGAGTATATGTGCCGTAATTAAGGGAAGGTGCCGGCTATTCGGACGGTGTCAGTTGGTCGGATGTCTTCCTTGCCTTTGTAAAATAAACCTGTTTAATTAGACTTAGGAGGACGCACCATGAACCGAAAAGAGGGTATTGATTACTTTCCGGTAAAATGTGCGGCTGATAAAAACATTGAACTTGTAACAGCAGAGTGTGGGTTAAAGGCACACGCCGTCATATATGCGTTACTTCAGGAGATATACGGAGTACATGGCTATTATTGTGAATGGCAGCGAGAGAGGGCTTTGTTAATTTCGTCACGAATGTTTGGCGGGGGTGACAAAGCGGTCAATCGTATAAATGAAATAGTGAACTGCTGTGCAAGGCGGGGTGTCTTTTCATTGGAACAGCTTGAACAAAATGGAATTTTAACTTCAAAAGAAATTCAGGAAAATTTTCTTTTCGCAACAAGGAGAAGAAAAGCTGTAAAAATGAAGAGAGCATACCTCTTAGTTAAAGTCGCCCTTTTATCAGATAATGTAATCATTTTGGATGAAAATGTAGACATTTTGGGAGAAAATGCTGACATTTTAAAACATAGTAAAAGTAATAGTAAAAATACTAACACTCTATCTATAGTGCCAACGCTTCAGGAGGTAAAAGATTATGTTGCTTTAAACAATCTTAAAATCAATCCTGAAAAGTTTTATGAATATTATGACCGTATTGATTGGAAAGACAAGTATGGCAGGAGAATAAACTGGAAAAGCACTGCTGATTATTGGAATAAGACAGAGCGACCTGAGAAGCAGACTGCCAATAATTCAAAAGTTAAGTCAAATTCTTCAGGAAATAAGAAAAATCAGTTTAACAATTTCAGTCAGAGAAATGTGAGTTCGTCAGATATGGGCGAGCTTGAACAGCGTTTATTGCAGCGTGGATAATCTGTCGGAATCCGACAGGTAAGAAATTTAGTGAGGTGATTTCAAATGAAGAATATAAATCTTTTAATAAATATTTTAATGGATATCATGGAATTTGAGGGCTTGGAATTTGAAAGAATAAATATTGATGATGGTGGTGCAACAGAAGAAGCAGAGGTTCATTATCACATTAAATGTCCTTATTTTGTCGGAGATGAAAGAGCCTTATGTCATGGATGTAAACTCAGTGATGTCGGAAGAGATTTATGTGTTAAGTGTAAATTTCAATGGTTATTGGATGAAGTAGACGAATAATAATTTTGACAGCAAAAAAGTTTTAAATGCACTTTTACATATAGCTGTAGGAAAATTAACATCACAAATAAAGCTGGGAGTGTGGTGCAGCTCCCGGAAAGGAGCAGGAATGAAACAGACAAAGAAAAAAAGTAAATGTATAGGATGCGGAAAGCAATTTACTGTGAATGCGAGAAATCAGCATTATTGTTCCGTTGAATGTCGTGAGTATGAGCGTAAAAAAAGACATGCACAGATGTATAAAAAAAGAAAAACACAGAAAAAGGCAAAACGAATGGAGGAAAAGAAAAAAGAAAAGCATATGGGAGAGCTTGCAAGCTTTAATGATGAAGCAAAGCATATGGGGCTTACATATGGACAATATATGATTTTTTTACAGACAGAAAAAGATCAGAAAGAAAGAGCAAAGATAAGCTAAGGAGGATGTTGATATGTTGAATAAATTGTTGATAAAGATTGTGAAAAAGGTTGGTTATGTGCAGGAACTTGAAACAAGAGTGGAACAGCTTAAGGCAGTAGAGACAAGGCTTCGTGAGGAAAAGGGGGATGCAGTAATTGAAAAGAAAAGGGCTGCATTGAAATTAAAATATCTTGAGAGCGTGGTTATTGATTTGATACAGCAGCCACATATGGTATTTGCAGATGCAAAGGGAAAGTTTATAAGCATTGACGAAGCTGATTTGGACGCAAATAAAAACAAGTATGTCAAGTGTACACATACATTCCCAGAAAACAGAATTATGGTGAGAGTTAAGGAGGGAGCAGAAGAGTGATTGATGAAAAAATACTTATAAAAGTTTTTGAAAACAGGATTGATACATTTTTAAAGCAGCACCCAGACCAGAAAGATTGTGCAGCAGTGCAGGGACAGAGAGAAATTATACAGTTGATTGAGGCAGAAGCAAAAAGGCAGGAGGCGGAACGGCGGGAACACATAAAGAGCTTTGAGTGTAAGCTGTTAGGCAGACTGGACGATATAAAGGAGTCAAAAGAAGCGTTTTGCGATGAGCAGGAAGAAAAGTGCGGTTTATATGATAGTTGTTTTAATTGTTTAATCGGTGGTATTGTCGATTTAATAAAACAACTTGAGGATGAACAGGAATACTCTTATGCAAACTTTGATGAATATGTGGAAGAGATTGCACCGTACTTTGATGCGGAATATAATGACTGCTTTTGTGACGGCATCAAACAGGCGATTATGGTTATTAGAGCGGCTTTTAGAGAGAAGATGCCGAGGATAATGGAATATGTTGTGACAAAGTGAAGATATATGAGAGGTGAGTAGTAAAGGTAAAAACTAAGAATGAATGATTGAAAGTGAATAGCTGGGATATGAAGTTATCCCAGCAATAGGCTTATTTTACACAAATCTCATAAAAGAGTTTGCCAAAATGTGTTATATCAATACGAGATTTAGTAAATGACATATTAGTTGCATTAGGAGATAAATGTTTATATTTTTCAAGAGTATGTTCCTGTTTTAGGTAATCTAATAAAGGTTTGTAGATAGTATCATCACCGTACCATGTATCATTGGGAATAGATATTAATTGTAATCTGCATAAATTATCATTAGAAAGTACAAAATCATTTGTATAACCCTTTGAAAAAGTATTAACATTTTTTTGTATAGGCAGTTCTAAGCCACCTGGAATATCAAGTGAAATATCGACCATTGGTCTATATTTTAATGTGCATAAATGCTTAAAATATCGTGCATCACTTGGAGAAAGTTGTCTAATGACCTCAACAAATCCAGGATGTACATTTTCCTTAGTATCGTATGTCATAGAATGAGCCAATAAATTTGCATACATATTTCTTAATTCATCACTATCCATAGAATAAGAGATGGCTTGTATTGCAGGAACGGCAACATAGGGTTCAGGAGGAACAATTTTTTCTGGATCTATATTTTGTAACTTTTGTTCAAGAAGTTTTTTGGTTTCTTCAACGCTATATTCCCTTTTAAGAATCCATTTGTCAAGACCAGCAAAAATAGCGTTAATTGTTCTTGGAATTCTGCCAGCTAATTTACCAGTTTCAACAGCAGTGGGTTTTAATGCATCTTCATATATTTGTGGATTTTTTTCTATTACTTTGCCAATACTTGAAATAATAGGATTAGTTTCATTTGTCATAGTAACACAACCTTTCATAAATATTTTAAAATATTATATCAAAGATTAAGGAGAAATAACATGGGAATTGTAATTTGTCAAAATATAAAAAGTAAGATAAAAGTAGTTATAGTAGGAAGTTTGCTGAATAAAATATCAATGTTGGTATATATATTTGAGGCTGTAACGGAGTCTGTTTCAAAGGAAAAAAATATAAATCATGATGAAGCAAGAAAGTTTCTTATCTCATGTATAAATGAAACATTGCAATATAATATAAATCATTAAACAGTAAATGATTATAGACGGTTGAAAGACCGTCTTTTTATAATAAATTATGCGTAAAAAATGTGTATTAAACTATTGACAAATGTGTAAAAAATGTGTATTATAAAATCCCCTATCTCAATATATTACTATAGATATATATTTGAAATGTGGAGGTTGATTATATGAAAGTGACATATCCAGTTATTTTTACCGATGTTGATACAAATATTTTGATTGAAGTACCAGATTTGGGTATTTTGACAGAGTCAAATGAGGAAGGTAAACCAAAGGGAAGTATGGCAGATGCAATCACAATGGCAAGAGATGCTATTGGAATAAGCTGTATTGAAGCAGAAGATAATGGAAAAGTAGTGTTGCACCCATCTAAGATGACAGATATTGATGTTTCAAAAGGAACATTTAATGAAGATGGAACAAGTATTGTGTCTTTGGTTGATGTTGATTTAACGGCATATAGAAGAATGTTAGATAATAAGACGGTTCGTAGAAATGTAACATTACCAAATTGGTTAAATCAGGAAGCAGAAAAATCACATATCAATGTTTCTAAAGTATTGCAGGAAGCATTAATGGCAAGATTAGGAGTATCAAGATAATATAAAAGGCGGTCGAAAGACCGTCTTTTTTAAAAAAACAAAATAAATTTAAAAAACTATTGACATAAGGGTAACCTTATAGTATAATATAATTGTAGCAAGGGAATGGCAGGAAAGGAGATAGAAATGGAGAACGAAGAAATGAACTTAGCGGAATTATTAAAAGATACAGCAGAGGAAAATCAAACAAGAAAAATCTTAGCAATCTTGGAAGAAAGCAAAGACTTACAAGACGCAAAGGAAAAAGTAAAAGCCCTACTTAAAAAGTAGAGCTTATACAATCCAAACCGAGGGCAGACCTACAACTTCCTGCTATCTGTCCTTGGTATAAAAATAATAGCAGGAAAATAAAAAAAAGTAAAGAGGTGATATGATGCCAACAGCACAGACAAAGGCAACTGAAAAATGGCAGAAGAAAGCCGGATATATGACAAAAGGATTTAAGTTAAAAAGAGAGTTAGCTGACGAATTTAAGGAAGCCTGTGAGAAGGCTGGAGTGAGTCAGGCAGCACAGATTTCCAAGATGATGCGTGAGTTTATAGATGAGCAGAAATAAAAAAATTTATTAAATTTCAAAAAAATGAGAATCACACGAAGCAATTCTGTGATATAATGCTAATATCGCAAGAGTAGGAACAGTAGTTTCGATTAAGGAGAGGATGCATATCTTCTCCTTTTTTCGTACACTTATAACGGTAATTGTACTGTTGGGAGGTGGTTGGTTGAATACTGTTGAGCCTATCAGAGATTTAGATGTTGTGATGGATATTGCTGAATATCTAAAGGGCAAGAGCGATAGAGATTATGTGATGTTTATGTTTGGCATATACACGGGACTTAGAATATCCGATATACTTAAGTTTCGTGTGCGTGATGTCAGGGATAAAGATGCTGTTTATATCAGGGAGAAAAAGACTGGGAAAGAGAAAAGGTTTCCAATCAATACAGAGCTTAAACCTGTCATAAAAGATTATGTATATGGCAAGGATGATTATGAGTATCTGTTTAAGTCTCCAAGAGGCAACAGACCAATCACAAGGCAGCAGGCTTACAACATTCTATCTGAAGCAGGCAGGCAATTTGATATTGATAAGATTGGAACGCATACACTTAGAAAGACTTTTGGTTATCACATGTACCAGCAGACGCATGATGCAGTGACGATAAAAGAGATACTTAACCATTCAGATATATCAATTACACTCAGATATATTGGAATAAATCAAGATAATAAGGACAAAGCAATAAAAAATTTATCATTTAAGAAGCGAAAAAGGTAGCTTCTTTTTTTATTATATGCGGTATTTGACATATTAAAGGAGTGTCAAGTAGAGGTAAATAATTTTGCTGCACTTTAATGAAAGAAGACAGATAAGAATGATTTGACAAAATATAAAGATATGTCAAATGAGTGAGGTTGAAAGATGGCAAAGGAATATGCGTACAAATTTTATCACAGTAAGGCTTGGAAAGACTGTAAGCGGTCTTTTATAAGTGAGAGGATTGCGGTCGATGGTGGTATGTGCCAGGAGTGTGGTAAACAGCTTGGATATATCGTACATCATCGTACACACATTACACCTGAGAACATATCAAATCCTTATATAACCTTGAATCATAGCAATTTAGAGTATGTCTGTAAGGATTGTCATGATAGGTTCGATGGGCATGGAGTTAATAACAAGAGACGGGGCTTGCTTGTCATGTTTGACGAGAACGGACAGCCTATAGCAAAGCTCTAACCCCCCTGTTTATGGGTGTTTGGGACATTCTAAAAACACCGGTAGCCTAGATTGATTTGAAATGCAGGTCATTTCATAAGGGGGGTGTGGTATCAGGAGGTGAGAACAGAGTGGTAACACCGGAAGAAATTGAAGAGGAAGCAATGCACAGGGATGAAAAAGCGGATAGTATTTCGCAGTATTTAGAGAAACAAAAGCGTGTGAAAAAAGAAGTTGCAAGATTAAAGCGGTTGTTTAAGGAGATTGACGAGAATAAAAAGAAACTTGTTTTAGCAACCATTGATGATGTTGCTTTTATGAGTATCACGATGCAGGACCTCAGGGAAAACATCATTCGTGACGGAACTACAGCGGAGTATAAGAACGGCGAAAATCAATATGGAACTAAGCAGAGTCCTGATGCACAGCTTTATTTACAGTTTTCTCAGAAACAGACCCAGGCAATGAAGATATTGCAGGATTGTCTTCCGAAAACGAAAGCCGTTGAGGTTGTTGAGAAAGACGATGGCTTTGACGAGTTTGTTGGAGGGCGTGAGGATGTATGAGAAGATATTGTTTAGATTACAATCCTATCCTTGAGTATTTTGATAGGATTGAAAAAGGTGAGATTAAAGTATCAAATAAGATATACAGATGGTACAAGTATCTTGCGTGGCATATTAAAAATCCGGATGAATATCATTACTCGGCAAAGAGGGCAAATCATGTTTTGGAGTTTGCGGAAAACTATTGTAAATTGTCAAAACATAAGAAGGGAACGACAAATGATGTTCGTTTAGAACTGTGGGAACAGGCACATCTTGCCGCCG